CATTTTTGGTCTTTGGAAAACGCTGGGATAGCATCGAAGCAAACTTTGTATAATCACGAGTGATATATGACATCGCTCCCATGTTATCCATACCATACTTGCGAAAACGCTCAGGGAGCGCACCGCTAGTATAGAGACTCTGCCAAAACGAGCCTTCCTGCTGTGTTTGTGGTACGGTAGCCATTAGGTTTAGTTCCTAAAATGAAAATGGTTGTTGTTAATATCCACTCATGTTCCCCAACCGAAGTCCCATGAATGATTTTGGTCTGTTATCTTCAAATGTTTCTGTTCGCGGTACATAGTCGTTAGCAGCTTGCTTACTGCCACGGCGGTACTCATCGAGCATTGCTTTACGTCCTTGCTCATACGCGCGCTTGCGCTCCTGTTCAATAACGTTGTTGTAGTTCATTAACCTATGAATATCCTTCATAGTAGGCTGGTAAGCCATTGCGTTAACGAAAGTTTCAATAAACTCATCTTCTGTAACACCTTCGGGAGCAAGATCATTGAGATAAGAATCAATAGCCATATCCATAATGTTCTCAATATTCTGCGTCTGCGGTGCATGTGGTTGCTGTTGCATTTGTGAAAACTCTTGAACACGCCGATTACGGTTTTGTACGTATTGTCGGTTTTGTTGTTCAAGCTGATTTTCAACTTGTTGTGTGTATTTAAGTATTTGACTGCTTACTGAGTTACGGCGAATAAGATCGCTTGGATCATATGCCTCACGCCAGTTTTCGCCAAACTTTCTTGTTACTTCATCTTGTACTATCTGATCAATCGCTTCATCAGAATAGTAATTGCCGAGACCTAACTCACCTGCATATTCAGGGATATAGGTCATCAAAAAATTAATTGGGTCAGTATCTAACCCTCGCATAATTGCTTTTGCTGCCTTTAATTCCGAATCGTGTTCGGTTATTAGACCGCTGTATTGGTCTACAAAAGCATTAGCAAATTCGTCACTTGTCACATGTTGCCAAAGAGCAGGATATTTACTACGGTAAAAATCTAACTCTTCATCTGATGATGCAAATTTATTTGTCGGACGCCATGCTTCTGGAATAAAATCGTAGTCTAGGCCCTGGCTTTCTATCTCCTCGGAATACCCGCCACTTTCCTGCGTCGGTTCGTCGGACTGATTTGTCTCGTCTACGGACGGTACGTCTTGCAATAACTGATAAAATGCGCTCATGGTTTACTCAAAATGGTGGTGGTGTATTGTCTTGTATTGCTGCTGTAAGCTCAGGTGATTCTGGGATCTGTGGCGTACGGCCTGCGTCAATCTCACTTGAGGCAATTTTAACCTCTGCCTGAAGCTGTGCTTTTGCTTTAGCGTATTCGACTTCAAGATTTTTCTGGAAGATCTGTTGCTGGAGTTGCTTGTTTTCAGCATCGAGCTTCTGTACTTGCTGCTGTATTGACTCAACTTGCTGGCTGAGGTTTTTAACAGCGTCTACTTCCTCACGTATTTTCTGCGATTCAGGTAAATCCAAATACTCAATCATATACTGAGTAAGTAACTGCTGCACATGAGGGTCTTTAGTCTGCCCGCCGAGAACGCCAAGTAATTGAGCAGCCATTGCACGTGCCGTAGGCAATGCGCTTGTCATATTGATTCGTACCTTAAAACGAACATCTTCAGGACTTTCGAGTAGAGTAAGTTCCTGCTGATCTCCGTTTTCATCAAGGTAAGCGAGTACTTTGTCTTTAGGAGCGTATACCTGAAGATAGCTTACCATAACATATGACAATCTTTCGAGTGCATCTTCAAGCCACCGACTGTATAGCTTGATACGTTGCGTACCAAACGACTGCATTGTTTGTATACCGCCAAAGGTATCAGGCGTAGCACTAGTTGCCTGTCCTTGCATAAGGCTGCTAATACCTGTAATATATTCTAAAAGGTTTTGGAGCAATCCAAGAATACGCTCAATAGCAGGGTTTAGATTACCAGCATCAGTAATGTTAGGCATACCTCCATTTGGCAGGTCACTATTTGGATTGTATTCAATAAAAGCATTTGGCTTTGCCCATTCCTTTTCAGCTTTGCTAGGGTCAACGATACTTCCTTTGGGGTAGATAACTTTACGATGTGCACTTGTTTGCATATCGTAGATAAGAAGGCTCCAAAATTTATTCAGAGCTTTAACAATGTCTTTGATGTAGTGCATAATACCATAGATTCTGTCAGGTCTATTAGCCATTGACAGTGTAAATGGTATCAGCGGATATTCGTCAGAAGGTATCAGCGACTGCTCGATAATGCGATTGTTGATTAGCAAATATCGCTTAACCATCTTTTGATTTTTACGGAAGTAATTACGTGCTGTAACTACCTCATCACTCAGCAGTGTAAACTCGTATGCCATAACCAAATCTGGCATTTGTGCGTATTGCATCTGCAGTTGCTGCATTTGTGCTGCCATACCATTCATCTGTTCCGAAACCTGATCCCACTGCCGTTGGCTGCCTTGCACCTGTTCAGCAACCTGTTGCATAGGAGTCACGCTGTCAGTTAGTCCGCCTTCAGCAATATCCATTTGCTGGCTAGCTTGTTGCGCTGCTGGCATAACCTGCTCCATTTGTTGCTGGAGCTGCATCATTTGCATACCAAGTTGTTCTTTTTCAGGATTAGGTATGTTAATGGGCTTAGGCTTTTTAGCAGATACCTGACCTGTATCACTAATGTATACGTTAACCGTTTGCTTTGAGAAAAACTCGCGCACCCACACATAACGATCACGAGTATTGCCTGTAAGCCCTGCTTCAAAAGGCCAACCTGCTACAAGTGGGATGTGAGTAGTATCAATACCCCACATAATATCAGGAGCAAAGTTGGTGATGTCATCTTCTGTAATCGTTATATCATAACGACGTTCTGCTTTATGGCGCGGTAGAACATCGACAACGCACAAATACTCTGCATCGCTAAAATCTGGCTTGCGCGTGTGCGGGTCTACATAAACCTTTTCCCATTGGACGTACTCACCGACAACGCCAAATGTTGTCTCTGAATAGAAATCATTAGGACGAACCATAAACCAGCCGATACCACATGCAAGACAATCACGGATAACCATGACAAGCTCACGGTTCATGTGGCCTTCGTACCAAGCAGCTTTCATTGCCTGCTCGTACATATTTGTAAAGTCTGCGCCTACATCACCAGACGCAAGCAAACGTGGCGATGGCTTAGCCCCTGTAAGGAAACTGACCATCTGCTCAATTATAGCCCACGAAATTTTTGTGCTTATGGGAATATCATAACGTTCAGCAATAAACTCTAATTGGTTTTGAGTAAATTGTGTTCGTGTCCCTTCAACATCGCTGTAATAAATCTCAAGATCTTCTTTCATGATCTTGCGGGCTGTTGACGACTGAGCTACCATAAGCCTAAACTGGCTATTAAGTAACGCTACTAGGTCGTCGCCTGTGTCTTGGGCGGTGTTCTTTTTTGCCATACGTGGGACGTTTTTGTGGGAATATAGAACGTTTTGGTCTCTGTCTTGTACGAACATACAGACTAAGTCCAGTTTTTCCAATCTTTTACAGGAGCCGTAATGGCCTCAGCAAATCTTTTTGCCAAACTGTTTAAGGTACAGCAGGAGTTACCTACTATACCTAAAACAGCAACTAACCCGCATTTTAAAAGTAAATATGCGGATTTACCCACCATAATGGAGTCGATAAAGCCATTACTTGCCAAGTACAACTTGCTCCTGTTGCAGCCATTGCAGGAATCGCCATCGCCAGATGTGCTAGCAATTAGTACTACGATCGTTGATGTTGATACCAACGAAACGTTTTCGACAATGACAACTGTACCGATCGGCCCAAATAAAACGCCGCAGGCATTCGGCAGCGCGATTACGTACGCACGCAGGTATGCACTTTCATCAATGCTAGGTATTATTACTGACGAAGATGATGACGGCAACGCATCAAGCGTCAAAGCAACTGTCAAAGTTTCTAAATCCGACGTAATAACACTGTATGCGACGGCTGCTGAACACGGCTACTCAAAGCAAGATATACTGGATAAACTCAAGACAAAAGGAATTTTCCGAGCAGATCAGCTAACGCCAGAAATGTGCGAAAAATTTATCCAATGGATTATCAAAAACCCAAAGAAAGACTAATATGAGTTCAGACACAATAACCTGGCAACAAAGCGCAGAAAGTTTTTTGGATTGCTTTTACATCGACATTTACGGCAACTATGATATTCTGTATGGGCAGTTCCCGCCCGCAGCTATCATTGGTGCTCATCTGTTTCAAACACATGGCAAAAGCTATCGCCCAAACGAAATGCAGATCTTTACGCTGTATGTACTGCTACATAACATGCTAAACAATACTGTTGAGCATGAGATTGGCAATGATGGTGATCTTGTCATTAGGGATATGACGCTAACACCTAATATGAAAATCAGCGATGCTGAACACGGCAGAATTTCTCTGCCGATGTTCGAAGAAATCCCTGAAGAAGTAACCGACGTAGACACATACACCGTCCAATTCAATGCGGCTACTTTGCCAGAGATCGCCAGGCAGAATGGGCTGGATTGGTACAGCGACCAAGAAGGTTACTGGCACAACAAGCTAATGCACCAAGCAACTGATTACTACAACAAACTCACTAAATTCTTTTGGAGGATCTAATGCCACAGACCAGCCCAGCCGTACCAGCGTGGTTTTATCATGTCACGAACCACGATATGTTTGATTATGACAAGAAGAACATAGA